ATAGCATTGTGGTTATCAACATCTACCGCTGCCGCCATAAGCGGGGAAAGCCCGTAGTAATCATCCAACGGGTTCCATAGCTTCATGTGCTTAACTTCTGACTCACCCGTTACCGGGTCAGCCTCATAAGTCTGCACTACAGTGCCACGCAAGACATACTCATAGCCGGATGGCATAGAGCTTTTGCTGGGCTTGACGCGCATACGGTCTGGACGCAACAAGTGAAGCTCTCGCGGCGTTGTACCTATATCTGACCGCACAGCATAAGAGTTGCCAGAAAGCAGAAGGAAAGAATACAGGCTCTGGAAGAACTCAACGCCCGCCTGTGTAGGATTAGGCCGGTTGAGCAAACTTAGGATTGGGTGCTGATCAAGTTCGGTGTCACCTTGGAAAGCCTTGAAGGGGATAGCCGCTGCACCGTTGGCAATCTCATTGACGCAACGGTAGACAATCGCGTTTTGCCTGTAACCTTCATCTGCGTAGCTGTCAAAATTATCACGGCGGTAATGACTAGCCCCCGTGTAATTCATCATCACCTGTGGTGCTTCTTTCTTCTCCGGTGCGCCAAACAAGAAAGCCCTGATGTTTTCCCCTATTGATGCCATTAGCTTATTCTCCAATATGCCTGTCCAGTGGTCTGGCTCAGTTCTGTCAAAGCCCAGACTAGGGCATCAAGCCTATCGGGTGATTTTTTAACCCCCGCAACATAAGAACACATCTGATCTTCTAATACTGGAAAAGAGCCAACATGATGCACTTTTTTCTGTTCGTACAATGCAGCAATAGGCTCAGCCCTAACCAGCTTACCCCGTGATGCAGTGACCGGCGTATATGGCACACTTGCATCCACATTGCGGATCAAACGCTCTACTAAATCTCCGCCATTATTGACTTCTGCGACTATCCTATCAGCATTGTGAGTATAAAAACAGTCTACAGCTTTGCGGCCCCACGCATCAGGGCTGGCCTTCATTGAGGCATCTTCTAAAACATAATAACGCCCATCACCACCATATGCACAAACTACAATACCTGTTTCATCAGAATTTTCATTGTTGGTCACCGCTGGATCAATAGCTACCACGATGCGAGCGAGATCAGGCAAATCATCTTTAGAGATGCGGGTTGCTTCAATCATCCTGTGTGACCACAGCGCACCTTCTGTGTCATCTAGGATATCTGCGTATAACTCTTGTCTACCAAGCCTTGTGCCTTCGTACTTTTCTTTGAGTTGCGCTAGTGCGCTTTCAGCTAGGTTCTCATAGTTCTCAAAGGTGTTGCCCTTGGTGAGGTGAACATCACGGCCCGCTCTTTTAGCTAGGCTGATGACTAATGGCGTAGGACGCGGCGTAGTTGTGATTATCAGTTGTGGCTTTGCACCCAAGCGCAAGCCAAACATCATTTGGTCATATGTCTCTGGATATCGCCATGCAGCAAGCTCATCTGCCCATAGCCTATGAAACTGCGGCCCCCTCAGACGGTCAGGCTCAATCGCAGCAAAGCCTTGTATGATGGAACCGTTCCATAGCTTGATTTCCATACTGCTCCGGTTGTAAGAGCGTCGGTCACCCTGCTGATAGCACTCACTAGGAATGATGCTCAGTAGCCCAGAAGGCCCCTCAAAGCATACACGGCGTAGGTCACCCCCTGTAGGAGCCACAACCCCGCATATGACGTTTGGATGCGCCATAGCGTAGGCGGCTATATCTTGTGCGCCTGTCCTTGTCTTTCCCCAACCACGACCAGCCAGAATGAGCCAGATGTCCCAATCACCCTCCGGTGTTTTTTGCGACTTCCTAGCTTGCCCACCAAACCAGTTAGTGTAGGACGTCACCGCCGTCTTGTGAGGCCCCTGCCAATCTTCGGATAATTCCGAAAGCCTCTGCAAGTCCTTCATCGGCTGCGCTGATTGTTCCGCTAACATTCCTGTTCTCTGTGCTTTCACCAAGGGCAAGGCGACCCGTCTTATGGGTCTTCTCTAACGCAGATGCTAATTGATTTATGCCACCGCTAGAAATGATTGTGGGCTGTGTTGGGAATGGCTCATTGAACGCAGATTTGGTAACAGCCGCTTTTTCTCTATTCTCATGCCATGCTTGAAGCACCGCCTCATATCTTTGCCGCTCCTCATTGGCCAACCGCATTAGGCGCACAATGTCCGCTTGCAGAGCCTTGGCCAGCTTGAGTGAGTTGGCATCAAAGTCCACTGCTTCTTCTGAAAGCCGCTTGCGCTTCTGAGCATCAATCTCTTTTGCCAGCTTTTGTTGGAAGACGGCTCGGGCTTCACGCCATCCCTCTGCCTTGCTGCGGCGATGTATAGTTGCCAGATTGACCTTGTACTTGTGAGCCAAGCCATCAAGCGTCATGTATTGCCGCTCACCAGCCTCATCTTCAAAGCCCTGCACATAGAGGTTCCTTGCCTCTAGCCAATCATCAGGGGACAATCTTTTTTTCTTCTGTGCTGCCATCTGAACCATTAGGTTATCCCGTTATGGGATGACTGTATCATCAATGCGTATTAAAAAAAAGAGACGGGAGTTTTCCCCCGCCTCTCTAGAAAACGCTGCCGCGCCTCCCTCACAATCTCATGTGTGACTTGGGCTGCTGTCAGAACACAAAATCTTGCAAACACTGACACCAAAACTAACCGCTGTGCAAAACGGTTCGCAGAATTGGGTTGATGTTACAAAACTAGGTACAACCCAAGTCACACCTGATTGTCTTGATTTCTGCACCCCCTGTCAACCGCACGAATTTTTCTGCACTTTTTTTGCTCCTTTTGTGCATTTAGGGGTTTACAAAATTAAACAGATGCCCGATACTAATCATGTCGAGAGGGCGTTTAGCCCATAACCAAACCACGGAGCAAACAATGATTACCCTTCCTACCAACCGCACCTTTGGCATTGAGCTTGAGGCCTTCGGCGTTGATCGCCGCGAACTGGCACGGCACATCCGCGCTGCTGGCATTGATGTGATTGATACTCACTACTCTGGTTCTGACTACACTCGCTGGCAGATCAAGCCTGATGGCTCTATCTCCGGCCCCAACGGTTTTGAGATTGTCTCGCCTGTGCTGAGTGGCCAGAGCGGCATCACCCAGATCAAGATGGTGCTGGAGATTGCCAACCGCCTTGGTGGTGATGTGAACAAGTCTTGCGGCTTCCACATTCATTGGAATGTCGCTGATTGGCGCATCAAGCACTTCCGCAACTTTTACAAGCGTTGGGCAAAGTTTGAGCGTGGCATTGATTCCTTCATGCCCCAAAGCCGTCGCGGTGATAACGCTTACTACTGCCAGTCAATTTATCGCTACCCGCTTGGCCCGAACAACTCAAACCCTACCGGCTGGGTGGTTGGCTCCATGTTTGATGCCATTGATCGCTGCCGCTCGCTCAACCAGCTTCGCACGATGACCCAAGGTTCTGGCCGCTACTGCAAGCTGAACGTAGCCAAGTTCCACCGCACTGGCACCATTGAGATACGCCACCATTCCGGCACCTTGGACTTTGAGAAGGTCTGCCGCTGGATTGCTCTTACCGGCGCAATGATTGCCAATGCTGATGATGGCAAGGCCGTCAAGAATTTTACCGATGTTTCCGTGGCCCCAAAGAAGGTTCTCGACACCCTTCTTGGGGGACTGGTACGGGTTGGTGGCATTGATGCTGCCACCCGTGCTTTCTTCAAAAAGCGCGCCAAGCAGTTTGCTGATGCAGAGCGCGACAACACTACAGGCCGCAACACATGATCTACTGGATAACCCATGATGGTCGCACCTTTGTAGCACAGGATGAGAGGGAGCTTGTTGACTGCTACAGAGGTGACACCATTACCCCGACCAAAGATGCACAAGACTTCATGGAACAGATGTGC